AGCCATACTGTTAGATGGCGTATACTTTGAGGGTGTGCAAAGCGCTGGAGTAAACTGGGATTTAACAACAGAAATGCTGTTAGATAATACCAAAATAAGACAGCAAAAACATAGGTTTGGAAAACAGTCATATACAGTTACCATTTCTAGGGTTATTCCTAGAAGTGGTTCTTTTTTTTATTCATCTGCAACCCATCCATTATTGACAACCCTAAAAGGACCAATTCCTCCCACAAAAGATATATCTTTGATTTATGGTCCAGATAGTCAGTCTCATATAAGTAAAAATGACCAAACTATATCAAAAATTACTTACAATGATTCAATACTGACCTCTATTTCATATAGCATAAAAATTGATGGTCCAATAACTGAAAATTTGACCTTTCAAAGTCATTCTTACACCAAGTCTAATGATACTATAAATTTAAATTCTACGCTGCCACAAAATGGGGCAACTATAAGAAGACAGGATATTTCTTTTAGCGGTGGCTCGGCATCGACACTTCCAACAGAAGTTTTAAACGCTTTCAATATAGGTAATTCTATTGATGGAAAACCTGTGTATGGTCTTCAGTCAATCGAAATTAATATAGAAATGAATTACAGAGATTTGCTGGACAATGGAACTTGGAATAGAAGTAGCGGAACAAAACAATTCAAACTTGTAGAAGTTCCAATTTCTGTAACTTCTTCTTTTATAGGTGTTATGCGATCACATTATGACGAAAGTCGCCCAAACATAGACCCAAGTTATTACGACACAAATAGAACTATAGATTTAAAAGCAGTTGTTGATGGATCTGTTTTTAGATGGAATTTAGGAACCGACAATTATTTAACTGGTTTCGATTTCTCTGGTGGAGATACGGAGGGTGGAAATGTAGAAGCTACTCTTAGTTATCAGAATGACAGCAGTGATTTTTATTTTACAAAGTCATAATTCCGTAAAGGAAAAATAAATGGCGAAAAAAAGGCAGGCGCAAAAACAATCAGTAAGACCTTCTCGTAAAACATTAAAACCAAAAACAAAAAATCAAGAAAATTACATTATAGCTATGGCAGAATCAGACATAACATTTTGTTCTGGTCCAGCCGGATCTGGTAAAACTGCGGTTGCAGTTGGTTTAGCTTGTGAATATATTCTTGCAAATAAAGTTGAAAAAATAGTTATAACTCGACCTGTTGTTGAATCTGGTAGAGGTCTTGGGTTTTTACCGGGAACTTTAACCGAAAAAGTACAACCGTATTTAGTTCCAATAATCGAAGAAATGAAACTATATCTTGGTATAGACACATACAATTTAATGCGGGCTTCAAATATAATAGAGATTTGCCCACTAGAATATATGCGCGGAAGAAATTTTCATAATACATTTATGATTCTAGACGAAGGTCAAAATGCTACATTCGAGCAAATAAAAATGTTTTTAACTAGAATAGGAATAAACTCCAAGGCTATAGTAAATGGCGACCTAGATCAAACTGATTTAAGAGGCGGTGATTACGGCGGGTTACATGAATGCATGAAACTTTTAGATGACTTAGAGGGTGTAGCTATTTGCAAACTCGATTATTCAGATATTGTTAGAAACGGAATAATATCAAGGGTTTTAAGTAGACTGCGTTAACATTAGATTTTTTGTGTTTTATGGGCTGCTTTGTATTACTATAAATACAGCAGCCTTTATTTTTGATAGGATGGAAAATGCCAACTTACGATTTTGAATGCGAGCCGTGCGCCTATATCACGGAAATAAGACAAAGTGCCAGTGAACCAAATATATTGAAATGTCCAATTTGCGAACAGGAAACGCTTAAAAAAGTTTTTATCTCCGCTCCAACTGTATTCGTTCGCGGAGAACCAACAACGATAGGCCAATTAGCAGAACGAAATACAAGCAAAATTGGCAAATATGAGCTAGAAACTAAAAGAGAAAGTGATAAAATTCAAACCGCTGTAAGCGAAGAAGTAAAAAAGAAAAGAAAAGAACATAGAGCAATTCAGTCAATGACGCCAGAACAACAAGTTAAATATATAAAAACTGGGGAAATGCCTTGAATCCATACGAAGCAAAATTTACTGAACTACTGAAAAAACATTACGAGTCAGTAACTCAACAAATAACAGAAAAACCTAGAAAAACAAATCCTCATATTGCAGTTTTGACATTCAAAATTGATGTTCGCGAGCTAGATAATCAAGGTATTATGGGAGAATCTATTTTGAGCAAGTCGGAATTATTGAAATATGGAATGAGTAATAAAGCACAAATTTTGATCAAAGGCGAAACAGAAGCTGATTGTATAAAAAAAGTAAAAGACATATTGGAGAATATAGATGCAAAATCCAGATGATGAAGTTTTATTTAAAGAAATGGGAATACCAGATCCAATACAAACAAAAGTCACATTCTTTGGCAAGGCGGCAAAAGAGTGCGAAGAATACTCATCGCTTGCTAAAAAGGTTGAAGTTAAATATAGTGTAACTGATTTGCAATACCACTACTTCGTAAGGGTTGGTCGCGGAGAGTTAATAGACCCATATGAAGCAAATTCAAATTTAAGCAGAAAGCATGTTTCTGAAATGTTTTCCTATAGAAAAGTTAGTGAAAGAGTTTTCAACTCTTTTTTGAAATATTTGGAAACTAAAAACAGAATACATTTTACTACGGCACGAAGACTTTTATTATCGGAGAGATGAAATGAAAAAGGGACCATTATCTGGAGAAGACAAAGAATATATCAAAACAAACTACAAAGGTTTGCAAGTTACTGTAATGGCCGAGAAGCTAAAACGGTCCTTGCCTATTGTTCAAAAATTTGTAGATGAACTATATTCCCAAGAGCCAAAAACCCCAGAAGCAACAGATGCCCAGAATCTTTACGCGCGCAAGCCAGAACGCGGAGTTGTTGTTTCAACTCAAGCGGCCTCTATGGCGGCAGATGAATCAAAAGAAAAGAAAGACCCCAGTAAAATTAGTCCAAGATACGATAAATTCATTCATAAGATAAAGAAATGAGAACAGAAGTTTGTACAAATTTTGATGATTACATGCATTGTTTATGTCATGTAAAAATAAACATGAGTTGGACAGCCGAAATGCAAAATGGCTTGACAATTTACGGTGACTATGAACGCCCAGACTATCTCGACTGCTGGACAAGATTCAAGAACTATTGCGAAGAAAATAAAGTAGTTCCAGTTAGAATAAAACTGTATATGTTCGGCATGAAAGAGTTTATTTTTTTTGAAGACCCCAATGGACTAGATGGCTTTTCAATATGTAGGGGATGCTCAAGAGATCAATCTTTGAGTGGAGAGTTTAGAGATTTTCAGTTTTTAACAGTGTCGCTTTTGAGGGATGAGTGTGATTATATCAATGTCAGAAAGTTTGCTTGGCCGGAAACAGCTTTTGAAGAAGCTGAAAGCGTAAGGTTGATAACACAAAATAACATTGAACACATGATATTTAAACATGACTCAGAAAAAGCAAAACACGAAGAAGTTCAGCAGTATCTCAACAGGGCAACCATGTAGTGCTGCGCAATACATTGCCGAGCTTGTATGTATAAGAAAATCGGAAAAGGATAACAAAGGAAGTTTAGCTTATAAGTTTTGGAATCAAACAGAAAGCTACGAAATACAAATTCGTGTAGCCAATAAACTAATAAATAAGTACGGAGAAAGAGCCGTGCTTCATTATTTAAATAGCCCTAGCGGATCGAATGTTTATTCGCTTGGGTTTTTGCATAAAAGTAAGAATTTTGTTTTACCGTTAGATTTTGTGAAAAAGGGTATTGAAAATTCTAAGAAGATAACAGATGCCGAAGACGCAAAACCAAAAAAGATAGTAGAACAACCAACAGGCGAATACAAATCAAAACAATCATTACCAGATAAAAAAAGTTTATTTTTCAAATTGAGGAAAGCAGATGGCAGTAACTAAAATACCTGATTATCTTAAAAAGTCAGCAAAAGATTATGGACAGATAATTAAAAGTGGTACAGAAGTATTAAAAGAAAAAAGCAGTTATGAAATTATTTCTGTGGGTCCAGCAATTGATATTGCTCTTGGAGGAGGAATAAAAGAAGGTAGTTGGGTTACTTTAACCGGCGATCCTAAGAGCGGAAAAGATCAGCCACTGACATCTACAGTTTATACACCAGATGGTCCTAAAACAATGGGATCATTAAAAATTGGAGATTTGGTTTGTACTCCAGATGGCGACTTCGCGAAAATAAACGGTATTTATCCACAGGGATTAAAAGATGTTTATAGAGTTACATTTAATGATGGAACTTTTGCGGAGTGCGGGATAGACCACTTATGGAAAGTATGCAAAAATTATCACGGAAGAAATGACGAATGGGTAGTTTTACCATTGAGACAGATAATAGAAGAAGGCTTATTTTACAGCGATAGAGCAAAGTGGAAAATTCCTATATGTGAACCTGTTTATTTCGGCTGTAAAAATCTTGAAATAGATCCGTATATACTGGGGTGCTTAATTGGCGATGGTGGGTTGTCACAAGGAACTCCTATTATTACCACATCAGATAATGAAATTTTAGAAGCTTTTAAATATTATGCAAAAAATAATGGCTTAGAAATTCATCATAGATCAAGATATGATTATTCTATTGTTGGATATGAAAAAAATGTTAATAATTTAACTAATAAGTTAAGAACATTAAATCTTATGGGTAAAAACTCTCATACAAAATTTATACCACAAAACTATCTTTATTCATCTATTAATGATAGATTTGAATTAATTCGTGGGCTGATGGATACTGACGGATATAATGACAATGGTAAGTCTGCTGAATACAGCACTGTGTCATACTTATTAAGTATTCATGTGGCAGAGTTATTGCGTTCGCTTGGGTATATGGTAAAAACAAAAGAAAGAATGACAAAATGCAATGGTCAAGAATTTAAATCTTTTAGACTTTATATATCAGGCAATGATGTAAATAAGCTTTTTAAGCTTAGTCGTAAAATTTTCTATTCAAAAAGAAAAAAACCAAAATTATTCAAAACTATAAAGAAGGTTGAAGTTGTTAGAAAAGAAGAAACTCAATGTATCTTTATTAACCACCAAGACCATCTTTATTTAACTGATAGTTTTAATGTTACTCACAATACAACTACAGCAATGCAGATAGCCGCTAATTGCCAAAAGCTTGGAAGAAACATAATTTATATTGACGCAGAAGGAAGATTCAAGGATATGAATTTTCAAGTGGACGGACTAGATCCTGAAAAGATGCTTATTATGGCTCCAGAAGACAAACCTATTCCAGCTGAGAAGTTTCTTGAATGGGCTTATATGATGATGAGTCACTCTGACAATTATGGGGCAGTATTGATTATTGATTCTATATCGTCGCTAATACCAGAAAAAGAACTTGATGGAGATTTCACTGCTGGCCGCGCTGGATTACCAAAGGTTCTTTCTGTATTCACGAAGAAGGTTGGTCAGTTACTACCGAGGCAACGCGGTCTTGTTATTGCAATAACTCATTACATTGCGAATACATCCGGTTTTGGTAAAGCTAAAATGGCTGATGGTGGAAATAAAATTCAATATCAAGCTGACACAAGAATGGAAATTGCTGGCGGCGGAGAAAATACCCCGGCAGTTAAATTTTGGGAAGATGATGAAGGTAAACGAGTTGGTCAGGTAGTTAACTGGAAAATTATTTGTTCATCTATGGGACCACCGGGAGGACAGGTACAGAGTTATATCAAGTACGGCCACGGGATTGACCGAACGCAGGAAATTTTAATGCTTGCTTTAGATCTCGGTTTAATAGATAAATCCGGCGCTTGGTTTACTTGTTCTTTTATTCAACTTTATAAAGATTTAGCAAAACAAATTTTTCCAGATATAAATGTTGAAAATCAAGAAGAGTTGTTTTCAGTAAAAGGTTTTAAGTTTCAGGGGCAAAATAAACTATATGATTTTTTGAAATCTCATCCAGTTCTTGTTGATACCCTAGAAAAGATGATAAAGGAAAACTTAACATGAATTTTTGGAGTCTTCAAAAAGAAGGTAAGATTGATGGAAAATTTTTCTGCAATTTATACAAATGTTGCAAGGAAATAAACATACAGGATTTAAAAAATGGAACTCGTAAAAACACTTACGAAGCAATGCAGAGTTATATCAATATCGATGAAAATTCTCCTACTTTAGTAACACATGCTGGAGACTGGGGAATAAAGAAAAATCAATGTAGTATTACATCTAAAAACATATACGCTTATACTATTGAAGATGCAACTCACGGAGGAGTGTATCTTAATCTAGAAATAGATTCAGTTCTGCCAAATGTAAAAAGATGGTTCATGTCAAACATGGGTCAGCTTTTGCATGAAAAGATATACCCAGTTCCGTTGAACATCCTTAAAAAGGATTGGCAAGGAATAGATATAAATCAATTGAGACATGTCAAAAAAGAAAAACTATGCTACGCAAATTTTACAATCACTTCTCCGTACAGAATACGGGTAGCTGAGTGGGCTTGGGGTGAAAAGTATATTGATTGCCATTTCCCGAAACGGTATGCAAATCAAGACATAGAACTTAGTATGCCAATCTTAAAAGAGCAAAGACTTTCTATGCAACAATTTACAGAAGTTTTATCTTCTTATCATTTTTGTATTGCGCCAACTGGAAACGGACTCGACACGTTTAGAACTTGGGAATGCATTTTATGCAATACAGTTCCAATAGTTCAAGACAATTGGATGAATAGAGTTTTCTCAAAAATATGGCCAATGATCATAGTGCAAAGATATGAATTTACCGATGTTTACAAAAAGATAAATGAATTTCATGAGCAATATGGGAAAGTAAACTACGATTATTCTTTGCTGCTAGAAGAAAATTTTGATTTACTGCTAGATAGGATTGAATATGAAAGTAATAGGCTTAGACGGGAATACATATAAGTGGAATCCAAAATCAGGCTCAGATTCAGCCAAAAGGTCAAAACTTCATGAAAAGGCAAAAATAATTCTTGACATATGTTTTCCTTATGATAGAATTCTACAAGAGGTTTCTTTACCCGGAACAAAAACACAAGGAAGAAAAGGAACTCTTCGGGCTGATTTTTTTATTCCGAATAGGAATCTTGTTGTAGAAATACATGGACAACAACACTTTAACTTTAACAAGTTTCATTTTAAAGATAAATTATCATTCTTTCGCGCTCAGGCTAGAGACAGGGATAAGCGCGAATGGTGTAATATAAACGAAATTAAGATAATAGAATTCAATTACAACGAGAGTGAAGATGACTGGAGAAGAAAAATTAGCTGAATTTTTACAAGTCATAGAGGATTGGAAATTCTCTAAACATCTCAAGGAAGTGAAACCGCCAAAAGATGAATCTACATTGAATGCCATTCTAAATGGAAATTCCGAATGGTTAAAAATGCTGAACGATAAAGAATGTATGATGTACGCTTATGAACTTTATGTTTATGCTGAATATATTGAAACCATAAAAGCCAAAGAAAAAACAGTTTTAGAATGGGCGGATTCGTCTATTTGGTTTATAATAGGTGGAGTAATTAACCAGTACGGCAGTCAATACTCAAAGTGGCAAGAAAAGTATTACGCCGCTGTAAAAGAAAATCCACTCGCGTCAGAGATACTCAAGATTAAAAATCATGCAGAGGCTAGAGTAAGAATGCTTGATGGGAAACATGATAGATTGATGAAAATGGCGGACACTTTAAATAATTTAGCGAGGAGAAAGTATGGACAATGAACATTTAAAAAGCATAGTAGATTCTTTGTCACCGGAACAGGTTGCGGATCTTTTACAACAAATACTTAAACAACAATCGGAAAAAAATGAGAAACCTACCTATAAAAGAAATCCACAAACTAGCGAAAAAAATGACAACTCTTTTGTAATGAAGCAAGAACAAAGCAAAGTTAGAAAAACACCAGTCACAGAAGGCAGGCGTTTTAATAAGTTTAAAGACACTGGCGAACATCGTGACGAAGTAAACAAAACGCCAGAAGTTAATCTAACTGAAAGACGAAGACCAACTTTCAAACAAGTAGACCAAGTTTGTACACGTTGCAACAAAAAAGTTCAGGTTCATCCCCAACATGCTCGCGATTTTTATGTGTGTGACTCATGCCTAAGAAAGTAGAAAATAAACTAGAAGACTTAGCTTCAGAAAGAGCCGTTCTGGCAGCACTTTGCCAACACGGTCTTGATGCATATCTAGATATAGATTTTATTGATTCTAGATCATTTACAGACCCCATGAATCAATTGATATTTGATTGTATTTATAAGTCAATTTCTGAAAATACTCAAGTCGAACTATCGTCCATTCTTTCGGCAGCGAATAATCTTGGCGTTGCGGATCAAATAAACAACAAAGATGAAATAGCATTTATAAGATCTTTGTTTAATTTTCCAATACACAAATCAAATATTGGAACATACGCTACAAAAATAGCCAAGCTCAAATTGG